ACTTCTCAATATCGGGATTACTCTTGCCTTCGGCTGCTTCAGCTCGTTCTGAAAGACCTAGCAAAGCATCGTTTCGAGAGTGCGGCATGGCACTCCAACACAGGCATCCTTTGCGGTCAGAGAGCCTCGCTTGCATCTCTGGAACCCAACTCTCATTCGCGATGTCTTCATCCAAATGGACGCGATCGGCCTGAAATCCTTGCGGGGGCTCGCCTTCAGAACTGAAGAAATAAATCTTCCAACCGTTAGTCAGCGTGACGGATTGAATGTAGCTTGCACTCTTAAGCAACCAAGAAGTTTTCTCAATCATTCTTGGAGGAATTAAAGGCGGCGCAGGTCGGGCTTCTTCTTTTCTCTCAATATCCAAAATAGGATCATACGATCTCCACTCGTCGGTATCTTTATCTTTGATGATCTTGAAAGCACCAGCGCGCATGAGCATAGGGTACACAACCATCCCTATGTGCTTCCAATCTCTCCCAATGATGACCAGAATGCCATCCTTGTCAGGATACTTCTTGAAAGGGTCCATACCTGTAACAGCACGAGCATCTTCTACAAAAGTTGAAAGTGACTTACCGGACCTATTACCACCGATAACTAAGATTTCACTTGCTTTGCTTTCGTGTATCTTTTCCTGATTTTTTGTTGGACGGTACAGCTTCAGGGCTTCTATGCTCCTGTTCGACAATTCCGCCTGTATCTCCTTCAGTTGAGCTGCCTGAAATTCCCCCACTGATTCCAAGGTAGGAATTGGTGTCGGCTGGTGCTCCTTCTTCGGCGAGCGAGCCATTTATGATTACCCCCCCAAATTGCGATGCAATGCGTTGAAGACGATTGTCTAACTCGCCTTCGAGTTCTTCGTCGCTCCATTGTTCGAGCGGCTTCTTAGCACCACCCATTTCTGTATTCTTTACTATTAGACGTAATACGCCTTCTAGCATTTTGGTTCGCGTGGCACTGCCTGGGGGGGAGTCAAACATTTGTTTAACAAGGCAACCAGCAAATCCATTAACACCACCGAGATACAACATTACTCTTTCAAGAACTTCACTTGAGTGAGGAATGTTCTCGCCACCTGATGATGTCTGACGAAGAAACGAAGTCATTGCTTCGTGCTCTACATCATTCATCGTCTTTTGTTTTTCGTTCTTCTTATACTCCTGCTGTTTCGCTCTGTGGCATGGTATGCAGCGGGGTCCTAACGCTCCGTCTTTGTCTGCCTTGAAATGTTCGCTGTCTGCAGGTAAGTCCATCCCGCAGTCCATACATGTTTTGTGATCCATGTTTCATTAACGGTCGACTTGCGGGACCGAGTTCATCATGGGTGGAAGTCCGTCGTTAGGATTCTGGTTGATGTCAGCTTCACGAGCGTCTCCGACATTAGCGGCAGTGTCACCTACCAGCCCTGCGCTTCGTAGTGAACGAGCAAATCGCTTCAGTCGCTCACGAACTTCGTCGTCAGTAAGTGGCCTATCATCGCTTGGTTGATTGTCCATAGCGTAAACCTCACGGGTTAATGGGGGGGAACGGATGTACATTATACGACAGGGGGGGGAGGAGACAAGCTCAAATTTGCACCTGTCTATATATATAGCAAGCGGCGCTGAGGTCGTGGTCCCCCAGCGCCGCTTAGCCCCCCCATCTGCTATCGAGTCATACTCAGACAGCAGAAGTTTTCGCAAGTACACGAAGTTCAGTAGCAGATGCAGAAGCAGCCGCAATCGCGATGCCTACCTTTGCTCCCGTTCCATCGAGACATTTACCTGCCGCAGCTGATGTTGCGACGGAAACGAATTCACCAGCGGTGATTTCCTCCCCAGTACCTGACGTCTTGAGGATAGTCGTCGGACCCCGGACAACAACCCAGAACACCTCATTGTTTGGCACTCCCGCTGCCGGGAGATACTCATCAACAACCCCAACACGAATGTGCGTGTTGTTGGCTGCTGCGTCAACTTCAGAAAGCGTTGCCGTTTCCTTAAACTTGACGAGGGTCTTCGGCAGCAGAGCGCCGCCGCTGCAGTTCTTCACAGCGATGCACTCAACGGTTTCGTTGGTTACAACTGACTGTGTTGCAGGATTAGTGTCGAGGAATACTTTATGTACACCAAGGATATGACTGCCGTCGCCGACCTGGGCGTCGTACGTGTTACTTGTGGTTATGCCAAGCGTTGAACCGCGAGGAAAACCCGGATCTGTAGTAAGAGTGCTCATCTGTACCTTTCTGGATTAAGCAAGCGCTGCGAATTTGACAAAGTTGCGAGGCGATTTCATCTTGATGTTTGCCAAGACTGAAACGGCATAACGATGGCTTTGAAGTTCTTCATTGTAAAAAGGACCTTCGCCAACCATTAACTGACTTTCCATGCACTTCAGTTCCATGTTACCAATGCTAACTCCATAGCCAACACCAGCAGGTACCGAGTACTCTGTCGAAACTTCGATTCCATCGAGCTCAACGACATCGCCAAATCCATAGCTACGAAGACCGTTCGTCTTTGAGACGATTGCTCGTTCGCGGCTATCAAGTCGATTAAGGAAGTCAATGTACATCTTGCGATTAACCAAGATCATGTCGATCTGGCTTTCACGAGTATCATTGCGTTTGGCATGATGAACACCCTCTCGCATTGCCTCGATGCACTGATCTTTCCAACTTTGTGTAGCACCACCAAAACCTGAGCTTGTGTAATTTACTACAACCGGGCTGTAGAAATCATACTCTGGATCAGCAGCTGCACTCGGCCATGAACCAGTTTCAGTCTGACTACCAGCGTAGTGACCAAGACCAGTATTAAGACCTGCGTAAGTGTCGGCTGGGAAACCAAACATGTCTGAAGCATTTGCTGAACGTTGTTCGCCGTTAGCAATATTTACAGTGCCGTTTATAGCAAAGATCGACTCAAGGCCGTGCCATCGGTTTTCATTACCAGCAGAGTTGCCGTCGATGTAAATCTCTTTCGAGAGATGCTCTTGCATAGACTCTTGAAGACGCGACGCCATTTTTCCAGCAACGTCAACAAGCTGTTGAGCGCCACGATTTTCCAGCATTTCCCGTTTTGTAACTTGGTCCGTGACGGTGTATCCACGATAGGGTAGATACGCTCGGTGCCAGAGATTGTGACGACTGAAAACTCTTGGTGACTCTCCGTTGTTGGATGTCACGGGTTGATTTCTCCAACGAACCTGCCAGTCGAAACCTCGACCTCCTTGGTTCATTGCAACACGACCGCTACCTTCCAAGGCAGCGAACACTTTAAACTTGCGGAACGTAGTTTGCTCTTCTTCTTTAAGATGAGTAACTAGCGTCGTTCCAATAGTCCTGGCCCAATCAGTGCTTGACGGCATGTTCTACCTTTCTCAAATTAAGTTGTCTTTTGCCAACTGCGACTTAAGACGTTGCTCAAATGTCATTGGCTGCTGGGGAGTTCTCGGGTCTGACGATCCCTTTGATCGACTAGGGTTCCTAGAAGCTTCCCTTCTTAGATAATCTATGTCCTGTTCAGCTTGGTTTTGGGGTATCTCAGGCTGCTGTTCTGCAACAGGTCGGGCTACAGGCTGAGATAGTGCATTGCCGATAGCTGCTTGCCTCTCATCAGAGTCCTTTATTTGTACGAGCAGATCCCTCTCCACCATAGAAGTAGCGTATTCCCAACGCTGATGAGGATCTTGAATACCAAGCTGAGATGCTTGCTCTATGTATCGCTGGACCGCTAGACCTTCTTGAGTAGGAGTTTTCCCGTCAGTCTCGTATAACCAGTCTGCATTGTCTTGCTCTAGCGAGTTGACGTAAGTTTCATTGTCGCGTTGGCTCAACGTGTTCTCTAAGATTTCTTGAGCTCTTTGTGAAGCTACCTTCTCAACCATTGGCCCAAGAGCCTCTTCTGGATTGGAAAGAAACTTTTGCGCGAAGTCTGCGCGGTATTGCATGAAGTCTTCGATAGCAAGACGAGCTTCCGGTGGAGCATCTTCTGAAACAACTTCACGACCATTCTCGTCTCTTACGAGGAATCTTTTAAAGTTGTCTTTCAGTTCCGGTGGATTCCACCAAGACTTTTCTTCTGCTGGTTGCTGTACCGGAGTCACAGATTGTTGCTGTACTTGACCGTTACGAGTAGACAAAAATGTCTCAAAGTCATCCCGGTGCCGAAGATACTCGTTAGCGTATGGGATAAGCTGCTGATACTGAGCTAACGCTTTTTGAGCCCCACGCTCTCTTTCCATTGTTTCGTATAGGCTTTGAGCAATCGCAGAGTCTTCTTGCCCTTTAAAGTCAGGGAGAGAGCGGAAGGCATTCCAGACTGAAGGCTGTTCCGGAGTTGCGGGAACTGGCTGATCAACAGTCGACGCCACTTCCTGTTCGGGCGCTGTATTCTCAACAGGAGGACTCTCCTCCATAGGCTGATCAGCAACAGTTGCATTGTCTTGTTCCAGAGCTTGTTCTTCGCTCATAATTTACTCCTGCGTGTTTTAAGGGACGGCAGGAGTATACGTCTGTTCAGCAAGCGCCCCAAGCAGGAACTACATGCCATAACCACGGAAACCAGATGGTGTCCTTATCGCGGCTTTGTCTTTCTGTCGGGCGCGCTCTTCCAAGATGCCGCGAATGTTCGCCGCGCGTTCGCTTCGCGAATTATATAAATTAGGCAAGTTGGAGGTTTCAGTGGCACCCGCTGCTTGTTTTGCTTCGGATAAAGTTCCAAACGCTCTGGCCGGTGCATCCTCGCGCGCGGTCTTATCGACCGTTTTTTTGTCAGCAAATGCCTGTCTCTCCGTCACCGGCTTAGTCAAATAGTCCTTCCAAGTCCTGTTCTCATTCCCACCGAACGCAGAGCCCATGCCTGAAGTCAGCCCTAAGTCTAGCGCAGTGTCGTACTTTAAGTCTTTAAGCATCCCTAGCAAACCTGACTTAAAACCACCAAGCAAGTTCATAGCCTGAGTGCCATCAGCAATACTTACAGCAAGGTCAGCGGCATCCCCAACAGCTGCAGGTACGTTTAATCCCGTAATGTTCCTAACAAAATCCGTTCCCATACCGGGAGTGGCATTCGACATGGCGATGGTTTCTTGGTCCAAGCTATCTCTGATCTCTGAAGGAGATGTCCCAAATGGCACGTCCCCCACCCCGGTATCCCTCTCCAGACGACTGTCTCTGTATCTCGAAGCTTGTTGTCCTGCCTTGACGAACGAATCCCCTGGTTTCTCATGAGGCTTCTGTGTTTTAGCCAAGTTAGGGACGCCAATGCCCATGCTAGAAACACTTATCATGCTTGGTTGTTTACTTGGCTCCGGTGCATCAGCTGCGTAGTAGTTGGCGTTCGGAATGTACTCAAACTCCCTGAGCGCGGATGCCACAGGATTATCCGTGCCACTTTGCAGTGCGTTTACGACCCCGCCAAATCCTTGGAACCTTGGGTAGAATGGCCTTGACCCGAAAGTGTTGTGCCTAGAGAAGGGGGGAGCTGGTTCTCCAAAACCTGCCAGAGTTTCTGGATCGTATTGCCTAAGCTCTTGGTTCCGCATTGCTGTAAAGACATCATAATCGCGTTCCGCTGTCATCATGTCATGAACGCCGGGTGGCAATAAGTATTCCGCATAGGCATCTGTCTGTGACGTCGGTTCAAAGTCTTTGTACGCCCCATACCCTTCAGGGTCCATTGAGGCCAAAGCAGCCATACCACCACGACTGTACATCTCTTGAGCTGATGCCCTGCTTGCAGCGTTCGCAAAATCAAGCGGTGGATACGCGACTCTGCCGTCTGCACCTAAGTAATCGCTCGGATCTAGCCCCCTGGCTCGTATTGCATCCTCGTACCGTATCTGAGCTTGAGCAATGGCTTCTTCTAAATCCCCAGAGTTTCTATTGCGTTCTAGCATGACACGCCGAAGTGCATCCACTGCTTCTTGGTGACGAAGAGCTTCCGACTCATCGATGCCAACTTCGGGTGTTCTCGCTAACTGGTAATCCCCGTACATTGCCTCATAGTCATCTCCAGGTTGACCTGCATTGATTGGATTAAACAGCGCGGATGTAAGTGTTTCAGCCATACCTTATTCATGCCCAGTATCTACCGTCTTAGGGCAATGATGCTCCTCAGGGTCCTTGATCCCATACATTAAGTTGCCGTAAACCCTGACATCTGCGGAATCAAAGTGCAAAACCGTACCGTCTTTAAACAAATGCACCACCCACACAGTGTTGATCATGGGGCCATAGTCAATTAAAAACAGGCAATGACCCTCACCCTTCGGGGTTAAGACGTGAATCTCAGGTGAGCATTGGTGGATGGATGTCATGTAACCCCAAACGCAAAATCAGGAAAAAATCCAGGGGTGGAACGTAATATATGATTCAAAGCAAAAGGGGGGGGCAAGGTCTTTGCAGTTTGTGTGCGTTTCTACCTTTATTAATAGATTATATCCATAACAGATGGGAC